GTAAAGCCACCGTCTACTGTACCAAATGGGTTGTGATCTTTCCTTGGAGCAAGTTTAATAACCTGTACGGCCTTTACCCATAAGTTTACACTTTGACCCCCAAACCCATCATACGGGTTAAACTGTACTGCGACATTAACAGTGCTACCTGTTGTCAGTTGGAAATCAGAAGCTAACTTGTTGCCCTGCGAATCTAACTGCATAGGAGGTACGGTTAAACCGTTATTGTACTTACCGTTTATAGCGGCTCTACCAGTATAAGTACCGTCGTCATCTTTAACAAAGGGGTTTGCTAATTTCTCAGCCCACTTTTCTTGCCTATTGGCTTGGTAGAGCTCTGACATAGCCATAAACAATTTCTTTGCCGTAGCGTTATCCATACGGAATTGTATAGAATACTTTGCGCCTGTTTCTGAAGGATCACAGGGCTCACTCCTACCTTTTTTCTTTGGATCAGGATTTTCTCTCCAAATATAAGTGGTGTCAATTTTAGGCCACAATGCTTCTACGTTTTCAATAATATACATCTCAGTCATTTTCGCTCTCCTTAAGAGGTTTAGGGTTTTATATGTCGTCATCCAAATCAATATCTGCAATGATATCGGTTGGTTCTTCGAAGTGTTGATCCCACTTACTTGTGGACTCACTTTCTTTTTTCTTATTGGTCAGAGCATGGGATACATCACCAACATTAAACCTATAAGTACTACCTATTTTAATGTAGGTATCTTTAGGTATGTGGTTCTGCCTTACCCATGATCGGACAGTAGATATAGATACACTAAAGTGTTTTGCTACATCTTCAATTGGTACAAATGGATCACTCATTATTTTTTCCTTACAGAAATCACAAATTCCTTGTCGATCTTCAAACCGTCTGGAATTGTGTTTGGGTTTTCTTCTAGGAATTGTTTGATGTTAGTGGTATTAAGACGTTTGTCAAGAAACTCTGGTACGTTATGCTCCATAATAAATTTGTGCATAGCCTCCCAGTCACTTGTCCAGTACTTTGTCTTAGACGATCTAAAAAACAATCCCGCAGAAGTTCTTACGCTTTCCAAACCGTGGTTCTCACAGTAGTCAAGCAATGCTCTTTTGAGGATATCCTGTTGTCTCACAAGTTTATCATCCTCAGTCTTAAACTTTGCTGATAATACTGACCGCTCCGTACGTATCTTTATAAACGCACTGGTCATCTTCTCAGCTCTATCATCGCTCATTATACTCTCCTTTGCCTATCGAGAATTTATATATAGTATCTATTGATACGCTAGTCAAGTACCTCGTTGTAAAGATCTATCAACTTTGCGTGAACGTTGAGTCTTCTATCTAATAGTCTGTAAACGTGTTTTTCTGCGGCAGATCCTTGTAGTTGTACCACCGTAGATTTATGCACCTGTCCTGATCTATGTACCCTAGCGTTAGCTTGCTCATAAGTTTCTAGTGAACTCGTCGGCCCCCACCATACAACTGTGTTAGCGGCTGTTAACGTGACACCATGTGCGGCGGCTTGTGGCTGTATAACTAAAACCTTTGGGTCTGGAGTAGTCTGAAAGGTTCTGAATATCTGTGTGCGTTTAGGTGCAGATACATCCCCACGTATAACCTCGGTTGTTATTCCCTCTGACCGTAGCTTGTCTGTCAAGATATCTATGACATGTTTAAAGGGAACAAACACTAAGACCTTCTGGCTTGATTCGTCAATAACTTCTCGAAGCACTTTGTATCGGTGCTTGATGTCAAACTCTAATGTAGACCCATCGTCAGTATACACAGCACCTGCGGATATTTGTAGGAGTTTGTTTAAGCTCACCGCCGCGTTTATGGCTGTGACTTCTGCCCCTGTAATATCCATAACCATCCTGTCTTTGAGTTGTTTGTAGTATTTCTTTTGCTGTCGTGTAAGTTCTACTTCACGCTTCACATACACCATCGGTGGTAAGTCTAAGCACTCTTCTTTTGTGAACCGTATAGCAGGTTGCAGTGCTTTAAACACCACCTCTGTAGAATCGGGTTTTGGCCTCCAAGTAAACTGAGATACCCTGTGCATGACCTGATCTTTAAAAGATCCAAAGAACCTTGGCACTGATCTAGGATTAGCCATCTTAGCTAGACCATACGCATCGGTCGGTGCTTGCGCGGCAGGAGTACCTGTCATCATCCATAGCCATGTGTCATCGGTAATTAGTTTGTTTAATGTCTTCCATCTTGTTGTCTGAGCGTTCTTGTAGTGTGTGGCTTCATCAACAATGATTAGATCAAAGCCCCCCTTCTTTATCTCATCAGACACAATGGCAACGCCATCATAGTTAATGATTACATACTCAGAGCCTTCTTCAATAATCTTCTTGCGTTTAGGTGATGCACCATATGCTACAGATACAGTTCTATGTGTGGCAAAGGTAAACAAGTCATCACGCCATGCGCTATCCATGATTGACAGCGGGCAGATAACCAACACCCGCGTTATTATTTTCTGTTGCAGCAAATAGTCCGACGCCCATATTGCACTAGCTGTCTTGCCAGTACCCTGTTCGTTAAAACAAAAGGATCGCTTGTTCATTGTCAAGAACCCTGCGGTTACCTTTTGGTGGTCAAAAGGTTTGTGTTTACCTGTCCACTTGTACCGACCCTCGATGGGTGACGGGGCTTTTATATTTAACGTCTTAAGGCTCGATGCTTCTTCAAGCCCCCAGTTAACTAGCACCTTGTTGTCTGGTAGTTGTTGGCTTTTTGGTATGAGTGCTGTAACTCTGTTAGGGTCACGTACTCTAAGCAACAAAGCTTTGTTGTCAATAATCTTCAAAATACTCTCCAGTATATTTTATTTTTTCTTTTTCTTCTGACCGTTTCTTGCGCGGTTCTTTGAAGGGCTTTCCAGTTTAGTACCGTCTTTGTTACTGCCCCCCTTACTTAACATCTTGTTGTGGCTTACGTCTTTACCTTTGCGGTCTATTTTTTTCTTGTCGTAAGCACGTCTGGCGCGTTGTCGTTCCATCCTATCTGGATGTTCCCCACGCTCTTTCTGTTTCTTATATTCTTTCTTGTAGGGTCTGGGTGATTTAGTATATGGCATCAGTTACTCCCATTATGAATACATTCAATTACTGCACAGTGGCGTTTACATAGTCCACTAGGATGCGCGTTCCAAATATCGTTCTCGTATGCTGTCTCCATACGCTTGTAATTAGCGATCCACTTCTCCCAAAGAGAAGGAATCATATCTTCGGTATACTTATCTTTAACGATATTATTTATTTTAACAAACAGTAATGCGGCGTTCACCTGTTTTATTTCGGGGAAGTGCTTGAACGTGGCTAGCGCCATAAGCTCTAATTGCCCCTTATCTGCATATGCCGATGACTTACTTGTCTTGTAGTCCACCACCCATGCTTTCCCCTCGTCAATGATAACAAGGTCAGCGATACCACGCCACCAAACATTCTTATCTCTAAAGCCACAAGGCTCTAACTCTTTGGTAAGACCGAACTTCATTTCTGTTAACTTCTTACCACGTCTTCTACCAAGTGACTCCAGGGCTCCCTCCATGTAGGAGAACTTACTAGGCACTGGCTTCCCATCGCGTATGTATTCTTCAGCAACAAGGTGAGCTTCAGTACCATACTGCATGGCATCTGTTTGCGGCTCAGAGTAATCTTTAGCTATCTTCATATGATAGAATTGCTTCGGGCATTGCTCAAAGGATTTAATTCTACTAAATGACCACGGGGCTATACTCACTCACAATCTCCTTGGGTTTTTGTGGGTGTAACCGTTTTTTTGGAAGTACCCTCTTTTTTTCTTGCGGATATGCCCACATTCCGTACATACGTATTTTTTACTACTTACGCGATTTATGATAGATGCTAAACGAGTAAACTTACTATAAACATTCTTGGCGGGTATCTCCTCTTTTATCTCTTTCCAAGTGTGCCCAGCCATACGCATAAAAGCAATCCTCCACATATCTTTACTAGATAAACTCACTCACAATCTCCATATGATTTGCCTGTACCGCTCTCGCAGTTAATAGGTAGGCCGTCTGCCCAGTGCGGTGTCCAACGCATACATTTCTCAATATACTCTTGCGCTTCTTCCAATACATCATCCTTTACACAGCATACAATCGAGTCATGTACCGTTAGTACAACACGATATTTCTTGGCTATTTGTAGCATTTGTTCACCAATAATGCAACGTGCTATGGCCTGACATACATTCTCCACGATCTTACCACCGTATATTCTGGTGCGACCTCGCCTTGTTTTGTAGTCAAACTCTACACCTTTATCGGTAGTCTGGAACTGTAGATCAGCGTACCCTAACTTCAGTCCTGATGGTAACAGTATCGTACCATCAACCACCTTGAGTACACCGTCCAACCCGAACTGAGTGTCATCACCATTTGCAGAATCTTTTAAGAATTTCTGAGCATCACGCCATAACTGATTGATCTTCCAGTTAGCTTCTCGATATATACTTATAACGCGCCGTGCTTCGTCAAGTTCTACATACACACCCATCCCTTGCAACTGTGCTTGGAACTTGACTGCACCCATGCCATAACCTGCACCAAGAATTGTAGTCTTGCCCACAAACCGTTGATCTTTATCAACATCTTCTTCGGGGACTCCATAGATGCGTGAAGCCATCTTCTTGTAAACATCTTCTCCTGCGGTAAATGCTTGGGTCAGGTCATCTTGTTTGGCAAGCCAAGCCAACACCCTTGCTTCGATCTGTGATGAGTCACAATCAATGAGAGAGCATCCCTCTGGTGCAATGATACTACGCTTGAGTTTCTTACCATCGCGTCCACGACTTGGTAAATTCTGTAGGTTAATCTTGTCGTCGCCACCCCACCGTCCAGTGTGTGCCGCGTAATATCTAACAGGTACAGGTAACAACCCACGCTTGGATATGTCGATGAACCTCTGTGTCCGTGTCTCTTCTAATGTACTTTTGTTACCGAGACGCGCCGCTACAAGAAGTTGCACCTCCTCGTTCTCATGTTCTTGAAGTGCCTTGAGCCCCTCATCTGATTTCGCAAATGCAAATGTTTCTTTGCCAGTAGTCAGGCTAATCTTCATGGGTGGCTCCACACCTAACCCTTTAAGTAGTTCAGCAAACTTAGGGTTCGACATCAAGTCGGCCTTATCAACTTTAGCGCTGCGTAGTAAGTCATCCTTACGAGAACGTGTTTCTATAAGATGTTGTTCTAATAGATTTAGATCAAGGTCTAAGATAGGTTCAATAAACATACGTAATGTACGGTCTATTAATTTAAGCTCACTCTTAGGAAACCCTTTGACCATTATTGCGAAGAGTTTGTATGTCAGGTCTACGTCGTTAATACAGTAGTCACCAAACTTACCTAGTTCAACCTCCGAGAAGGCTTCTCTTTTCTTTCCGAGGGTGTTGAGTATCTCGTCTCCTTTAGCTCCGATCTGATACTTTTCAGCCAACGCCTTGAGACTACTAGAAGTTTCCACCCCGTGAAGAGCGCGGGAGATACACAAAGTATCGGTATACACGCGAGGATGAATATCGTAATGCCAACTAAGAATAGCACCATCGAACATAGTATTATGGCACAGTACCATAGACTCCGCCCAATTAAAGGTGTGTAAGTAACTTTTGAGTTGTTCATGTGTTCCACTCGCCCACTCCGTTTCTCTATTGTTGACCTTGACGCCAACCCCAATCACTTCAAAGTTGGGGTCACGTATGTATTCTTCTGTTGTCATCTTACGTAAAGATGTTTCCTTGTCATAGAAGGTCTCGAAGTCTAATGTAATTAAATCCATTACTTCTCTTCAACCTCACACTCATAAGCAATACCAACGTAAGCCATGATGTCTACATAGTGATCTCTCTTGAGTGGACTTGTTCTTCTGCGTGCTAACTTCGTAGCAATGTGAAACATGGGTACTTCTGATGGTTTTATATTGTGACCTGTCATAGCATTAAATATACTCGCTATATGTGTCATGTTCTCTACAGGATCTCCGTAGTCTTTGTTCCGCTCACCTGATGTAAGCCGCGATGCTTCATCAAGTAGAACACTACGGTTAGCTTCCTTCTTAAACTTCTCTTTAACGAAAACTTCTTTTGGTGTACCTACACGTTTTAATGTCTTACTTGCGTAGCCGTACGAACAACCGACCGCCTTGGTAATCTCTTCTGCTGTAGCTAGTGGGTTGTTTATTAGGTATGCAAATACCTTCTCTTCTACTGGTCGTTTCATTTCTCTCTCCCTAAATATTATAACCTTTTTGTCTAAG